TCTTTTTGTATTGAAGCGGAAAGAGGTGGCTCGATGACAGATGTTACGAATGATGCTTGCAGCCGAACGCATAATGCGCTTGATAAGGAGTTAACCACTTTGGACAAACGCTTAGACAACCATACAGGCGCAATTACGGATATGAAAGAGCTTTTAGTTCGCCTAACTGTTTTACAAGAGATTGCTATGAAAAATCAAGAGAAGCAAAATGAAGCATTAGAGAGAATCGATAATAGAGTCCTAGATAGAACCTCCGAACGTGAAGAGAGAGAGGGAGTCATTGAAAGAGACAAGGAGGCAAGGTTCTGGCAAAGTAATTTAGGGGAATGGGTTATTAAGGCAGGAACTGTCTTATTTGTCCTCATTGTGTTAGTTGCCCTCGACCAAAACATAGGTATTTTAGATAAATTCTTAGGAAAGTAGGGGGGATTCGCATGTCAACACCATTTAACAGAACAATCCAAGATATAGTAATCCACCACATGGGGGATGGCAAACCTCCCGAAGTATCCATTCTTCAACGCTGGAATCCTTTCAACTATGATTATCCAGAGTATGACTTCGGCGTAGAAGCAGATGGAACGATCCGCAACGGTAGACCCCTCAATATTCAAGGAGCTCACACTATTTCAGATAAACCTCCTTATTCACAGAAGGGCTCCAACTGGTGGAATCAAAACTCTATCGGCATTGGCATTGCTGGTGACTTCACTAAATTCCCAATGGGACAAATCCAATTTAACGCTCTAGTAGCCCTTGTAAGGCGCCTAATGTCTCAGTATGGGTTAACCCTAGACAATGTGTATCCACACGGTCAGGTGACGTATACAGACTGCCCTGGGTGTACTTATGGCAAAGTCCCTGCCCTGCATGGAATGTGGTCCTATGATGAGTTTGAAAAAGCGGTATTAAACGGCCCTACAACAATCATACAAGGAGTGGTCAATGTGACTCCAGTAGTACAGGCAAAAAAGGTAATAGCACCCGATGACATTTATCTAACCGTAAGAGTTCGGGAAAGTCTCGCAGCTCAAGCCATTATCGATATCAATAAACTAGGCTTTGCAGCAAAAATAATGGAATTGGCATAAGAAAGGATGATTTTCAATGGAAACTCAATCTAGACTTCGCTCATGGCCCCTTTGGACATCTATCTTCGCACTCGTCGTATTCTGTGCAAAAATGTACTTTGATTATGAGATCCCAGGTGCTGACCAATTAGTCAATCTAGTTCTCCCTATCGTAGTGGGACTCGGTATTATCAATAATCCTTCCGACTCACAAAAGTTTTAACCCTTCGCCCCTGCTTTAATTAGTGGGGGCTTTTTATTTTGCCCAAGTATAGATAAACATTGCGTACCGTACCGAGCTATGATATAATAAGTTAAGATCAATTTGAAGGAGGTTATTATGTCAATAGCTAAAGTTACGTTAAGGTTTGATGTTCTGCCTGAAGAGAAGGAAAGACTAGAGGAAATTTGTGAGGTGCTTCATATAACTAAGATTGAGTTTTTGCGAAGATCAATGGCAGAAAATGAAGAAAAGAACAGATTGCTAGAAATGATAAATAAAAAGATTGAAGCAGGAGAAGACATATTTTAGAGATACAGAAGGAGGAACACAAATGAGTGATAATCCAAATGTAGCAAGGGAAATGCAATCTATCAGAGATTTAGCTAGAGAGATGAGAGCAGAACTACCCGACACAATAACCCTAAAGCGCATCTACTCCACCCATTGCCAGGTATGCGGAGAATATTTTGGTAGCGGTTTCAGAATCGTTTATTTTGTCCCGCTAGACAATAATATAGCTTGCCTAAAATGTGCAGTTGAGTCCTGCCTAAAGTTTGAGCCAAGGATATATAAGGAGGGTGAATAAGTAATGGCGGATGTCAGAATAGTTAGGGTCATAAGGGACCAAGATGGTAACTTTGTTAAGAGGAATAGTATCACTAAGAGCGGTAAGAACAAATATAGCTATACATCTTCTAGGACATTTTCCCGGGTATGCAGGGGTTACCTGAACGAAGAACTAGCAAAGGAAGTATTATCTGGTCTGAATGCAATGAACGACATATCTAATTTTGGAATAGTTTTTCATATTGAGAAATTTAGTATGGATAAGACTAATGAAGAAAACGATATACCACAGTTATCACAGCTTATTAAGCAAGACCAAGAGTTTGAGGGAGAAAAGATAATTGAAATATTTAAAACTGTGACACGCTAGACTAATAAGGCCCTCCGGGGTCTTTTTTATTTCCACTGCCACCACTTCTTCTTCCGTTGATGCTCTCGAACGTGCTCCATCAGCAACCGATCATGCTCATCATTTCCCCTCGATAAGCTATCTATCTTCCCCTCCAATCTCACTATCTCTTCTCTAAGCGCACTTTTTATCTCTGCTATAATGTCCAATTGAGTTTCTGCAACAACCGGTACTAAATCCCCAGCTATGGGGATTCCAAACCTCCCTTCTAACACATCTTTGATATCTTCATAGGTTTTCCCCTCTGCATACATAGTTGACGTTATGGTCAATACTTCTACGGCTTCCTGCCCATAACGTCTTGCTCTACCTTCTCCTATGCATGGAATGAACTCAGAAAAACGATCCCTTTGAAAAGCCCCTGTAGATTGATTTATACCCACCTTTTCACATACTTGTCTAAATGAGAGTTTCACATTTTATCAGTCCTTACTAGTTACTTTCCCACGAGCGACCCAATTTATATATTTGCACCACTTGTCATAAATGATTATTTCCGCGCCACACCTTGAGCAAGTAACAATTATCTTTGCGCTTATTCTTTTGTCCTGCTTGTCTCCAATACTCATGTAGTCCTGAAATATTTCCAACATATAGGTATGATTGCAAAATAATTGCTTTAATTTTCTAAATATATTAACACAACTCCTTATTAGTGGTCATAACCGCATAAATCACAAAGCATCTCAGCTATATAATCATACATGGATGCGGTACTCATTGTCTTAAGCTGATCTTCTGTTTTTATATGCTTATTTAATTTAGTGGATAGTTTCCTATAGATATGAATTAGGTCGTATTTCCTAGCGTTCGCTTCTCCTGTGTTATACTCTGCCGTATCTTGTAATTTTAATAAATATCCTCCACCAACTTTTTTAAGCCCCAACCAATCAGTTTTAAAGTTCACCTTGTCATTTCTTCCGGCTCTTAATTCCTCTAATGTCATAGTATTGGATATTGATATTCTTCTAATTTATCAACACTCCTTAGTGCATATTTTACCATTCCAGAACGCACAGTCCGTATAACAACTCCAATTATCTACACCGAGTCCCATATAACATTGCAAACGTTTTTGCATATCTTTAGGCGATTCTATCATTTATCAACACTCCTTTAATAATTCTGAAGTCTCATAGATATTACCGATTATTTCAACACTTCTAAAGATGTTCTGAAATTCAATCCAATTCCAATTTCCAAACCAAAGAATGCCACTTCTCCACAAAACTTTATCGGTGAATAAATCTTCATTGTGCTTCAACGCCTTGATAATATCACCCTCGTAAATTTCCTTACCATTCTTATCCTTTAACCCTGTGTATTGGCCGACTGTGTTTTTGTCTATCTCGTTATGCTGGTATTGTCCGTAAGAATACCCATTTATAAAATACCTACTTCTTTCCTGATTTAATAAAGGTATTTCTAAATTACCATATAACCATTTGCCATTTATCTTGTCTCTGCCACGAAACTTAATCTCTCTACTCATTTATCAACACTCCTATCTACTGAATAGTTCATAAAAATCTCTGCCAAGGGCAACGCATATTTTATGTGCAGTCCTTGGAGTTGGAACAGGTACTCCCTTCTCCATCCTGCTTATAGTGGAGTTGTTTACTCCTGCCTTAAGGGCTAGTTTACGTTGGCTTAATCCCTGCTCTAATCTTATTGCTATTAGTACGTCAACATCTGCTTTAACACTCATTGATCAACACTCCTTATTCATAGTTATCCACGTAATACCCAAGCAATCCGGTGGAGGGAGACGAAGAAGGACAAAGTACGCTCCTTCACCAAAAGAAAGTAAGATAATTCCTACAATCCAATGATGAAAGAAGCGTAAATTAAGTTATCCGTTTGTCGGTCGCTTTAGATATCTCAAAACTCGTTCATACGTTGCTCTCACAAATATATCCTACTATTTCAGTCTGCCCAAATAGTTGTGTGTGAATATACCTCATCTAACACGGTTCCTTACTCCATGTTAGCCAGACCCTCCAGCCCGATGCTATTCTAATGGCCGCAAGTTGCCGACATAGCTTCAGTACTATAACGAGTAATAGCTCCACTACGCCACCAGTTTGTTTATTAGGGGCCGGTAACCCCATAGATTTTTAAGTGTTCTTCTATGTCCACTAGACAAACAACAAAGCGAGCAAACCACTCATGTTGGCCTACTCGCTCGAAAAATGTCATATATTTATACTTGCTCTAAGTTCTCTTAGAGGTTATAATTACATTAACGGTTTTTCCTGCTGAGACAGGTTAAACATCAGAAGTCCTCTTTCGTGTCTAGCGAAAGGGGGCTTTGTATTTATGTAGTTTTTCAAGCGAAAACGCTTGTTAATGTTTTAATATACACTTATATTATATCATCTAATAGTAGGCATGTCCAACAAAATTAGTTAAATAAAAGCCCTCGGCTCTCACAAGCTGGGGGCATAACTATTTTAAGTATGAATTAGCTATAAGCCTTATAAATATGCACTAAAACCCCTACACAGTACAAGCATAAAGCCACTTTAGCAAAGCAGGCTATCTTATGCTTACAGCCGAGGCCCTTCTTCTTCCTTGATTTTGCGTATTCCGCAAGATATCTTCGATCAACTAACACCTTTTCTCCGATAACAACCCACTTAACATCGTCCAGTTTGCAAACAATAATTTCCATCCTTGCATCTCCTTAAATTTTGCTTATTACACGAACATATGTTTTGTTATGGTCATAATCATATCACTATATTAAGTTTAAGTTAAGTAACGATTTCAGACTTAAAACGACAAAAAGCCAACATTACGTCAGCCTTTCTCTGATTATTCAACTATTTCTTTAGAGTATCCATCATTATCTTGATATTATCAAACATTACCTGTAGTGATTCAGGGGATATCCCTTGTTCGCTCATTTGTTTGGCTAGAACGATGTAAGGGAGTTTGTCTTGCGATGTAATGAATTCCAATATATCTGCTGGGGGATCATAACCACTCACCTTAGACAGCTCAGTGAAGGTCGTGGCGTTATCATCGAGAAAGAACGCTGCATCGACTGACAGCGCCTTGGCGATCCTCTCAAGGCTTTTCATAGCGGGCCTTTTCTTCGAATTTTCAATATCTGATAGATAAGGGATCGACAGGCCGCATAGTTTAGATAAATCGGAGAGCGTTAATTGCCTAAGCTCTCTAGAATATTTAAACTTTTCTCCATACTTCATCTTTAGCACCTCCAATTTATCATATAGTTAGAATACGGAATAACCCTTTTACTATACATCATAACAAGATACAACGTCATGGCAAAAAAATCCTTTTAGCTATTAGTTAAATTCTTTGCGTAAACTATTGACTATTTATCAAATAGAGAATATACTATGGATATCAGCTAGAAACAAGCGCATCACAGTGCTTTGAAAGTTAGCTATATGATAACAGAGGTGGTGTAATTTAACAATGAATTTAAAACTCGAAAAGCAAAGCATTGGCGAGAATGTCAGAGGCTATCGCAAGAAGCGTGGATTAGAACAAAAGGAAGTTGCAATGCTTACTGGGCTATCATGCCCGACAATCTCCAACATTGAGCTGAACAAGAAGGTTCCGTCCATTAAAACTCTGATTAAAGTGTCTCATGCTCTGAAATGTAAGGTAACGGATCTGATGCAGTATTAAAAGGAGGGTGCTTATGGGAAAATTGATAATCGAAATTGATCCAAGTTGTGATTCCCTAAACATAAGGGTAAGCGGAGGAATTATCACAATCAGTAAGGATACGCAAGTCGCCACCCCAAAGGAAATCCCTTCCCCGAAGGAAAAAGAATTCCCAGCCCAACTTTTCATGAAGGAAGTCCCTGTAGCATTTTCCTACGGAAGTTACATCAGAAAGGGCAGGAAGTCAAAGGGGTGGACGCTAGGAGAACTTGGGAGGAAAACCGGCTTATCGATATCATACCTTTCGGAAGCTGAGAGAGACGTAAGCGAAATGAGCATAAAAAGTGCCAAAAAATGTTCAGACGCTCTAGGTATTAAGATGGCTGACTTATTTAAAAAAGATTAAAGGAGTGTTTTGGATGAAAGTAACTAGTTTATCAGACTTCGCTAAATCTAGTGGTAGAAAGGATCTCACATCCTTCGCAATTGGAGTTATCAAGATGGTCGCAAGAGATTGCAGCTACACGGATGCCGAGAAAGTCCAAGAAATTAAGGAAACCCTTTCCTCTCTGGAACAGGTCAGAAACGATGATTCCCTCCCATGGAACTATGAGGACGCGCAAAAGGCCGATGCGCTAACACCGGCCCAGGATAAATTTCAACAATTGCAGTTTACCACACTTGATGCAGTTATGGAAGGAATTCCTGTACCGTGGACCATAGATGATTTACCCAACTGGACACCAGAGAACATCCAACGGAATGAAGCATGAATTATACGCAAACTGTTTTCTTAGCCCACTACATGCCGATTGTAACAGCGTTCTGGATCGCTTGTCAGGCGTATTCAATTAAAAGGAGGAAGTCAAATGCGACAGAGATCAAGTGTAACACTCCAACCGTTGCCAACACTCAAGGAAGCAGTAGGAATATTGCTTAATGCTTATATGTCGGATCAAGGTTACGCCGAGTTCTACGATTTAACGAAGGTTATCTACTCTGAGAAGCATGAGGACATCGTCAAGGAATTGATCTACCAGGCAGAGGGGATTAACCATGAGGCCATGATTTCAGAGGGCTTGTGCCCTGAGTGTGGGAGTCGACTTATCTACAAGCGAAGTCTTTTCCGTCTTGACTGTAGTAATGCTGAGTGCGCTTTATCTTATAACGTGGAGGTGGCGAGCTGATGAGCATAAACGAAGGAACAGACCGTGATTACGAGGAGCGAATGAATCTAGGCATACCTCAAGAAGATAACGAGGATAGATTAAGACGCCAACTTGATAAGGCGTTGGACATAATCGGAAGTTCCATAATTGGGACACCGTGCCCCAGCGATTACGACAGCGAATTAAAAGATACCAAAGAGCACGGAGTGTGTATCGATTGCCGAGAGTGCTGGAAAAAAGCGTTGGAGGAGATGGAATAAATGAGTATGAACTGGCTTGACGAAGCAGAGATTGACGAGTTAAACGAAGCGCTTGCAACACCAACATCCGTTGAAGTAGCTACACGTTTCCAGATAAACGACCTTTCTTCTCTTAATTGGACATTGCGAAAACTAAAAGCTGTAGAAAAGAGTTACAACGAGGACAAGGCTCTATGGGACGAGGAAATGGCGAGGTTGACATCGTGGTTCAATAAGCAAGCCGAGGGGCACAACAGCACCACAGAGTTTCTAGAGGGACTAATTAGGGAGTACGCCAACCGGCAGAGAACAGAGGACTCCAAGTGGAAAGGTAGCAAAACGCCTTATGGATCGATCGGATTCAGAAAACAATCCAAGTGGGATTATGGGGACGAGGAAGCATTGGTTAGTTACTTAGAGAAAGATTATGGTTTTCTTGTCAAGGTAGAAAAAACACCAATGAAAGCAGAGATCAAAAAAGACTTTGCCTGTGTGGATGGTAAGGCGGTAAACAAATTAACAGGTGAGATTATACCAGGGGTAACGATTAACGAGCTAGACCCTGCAGTGACAATTAAGTTGGGGGTGTGAGCATGGCATACTGCAAAAACATTGACTGTGAATATAACGATGATGGCCTTACGTGTGAATACGAGAAACCATTATCCCTAGATGATAATGGAGTGTGTGAGAATTTCAGATATAAAACAGAGGGGAATGATGAAGGGTGAACATATATCAAAAGTTGATTGAGGTTCGGAAGTCGGTCCCATATCTCCAAAAGGAATCAAAGAGCTTTCAATACGCTTATGTCGGCAGCTCGCAAGTCTTAGGCGCCTTGAAACTTAAGATGGATGAATTACAGCTATTGCTCATTCCGAGAGTGACAGGCCACAAAGTAACTGAGTCAACAGTCGAGCAATACGAGAAGGACACAAATAATGTCACTAAACGCACTACAACGTACTTTACAGAGCTAGACATGACAATGACGTGGGTTAATGCGGAGAATCCAGAGGAAATGATTGAATGCCCTTGGTATGGTCAGGGAGTGGATACCGCAGGAGAGAAAGGCCCAGGAAAAGCCATGACGTATGCTGAAAAGTACTTCATGCTCAAATTCTTCAATATCCCAACGGACAAAGACGATCCCGATTCATTCCAAGCAAAGCACGATGATAGACCCACGGCAGTAAAGCCAACGCCAGCACAAGTTAGTAGCGCAGTAAAGGAAAACACAACGACAATAACCGCGCAACAAAATGAACCTATCCAATCCGGTACGCCATTAAAATCAGAAACTAAACCCCCTACAGGGACTACGGCTAGCGGAAAATGTTCTGGATGTAGCAACACAATCAATGAAAATGTAGAAAAATTCTCAGTGAAGAGATTTGGTAAAGCATTATGTATGCCATGCCAGAACAAACGGCAACAGATAGGAGCAAAATAAATGGACAAATGTGGACAGTGCTGTCACTGGATGATAAAGAGAGAGTGCCCGAAGGAAGCCAATGGTATTTTTGTGAATGCTGGAATGTGGGCTTGTGTTGAATATTTAGAACAGCCTTGGTTTACTAAATTGAAATCAGAAAGAGGGCAGTTGAATGCTGAATAGAGTCGTTTTGATAGGCCGCCTGGTTAAAGATCCTGAGCTTCGCTACACCCCTTCGGGGGTGGCAGTGGTCAACTTCACCCTAGCAGTAGAACGCAACTTCAAGAACGCACAAGGCGAGAAAGAAGCAGACTTCTTTGCGTGTGTAGTTTATAAGCAACTGGCCGAACTAGTAAACAACTATCTTGAAAAAGGCAAGCTCGCTTCAATAGATGGCCGAATTCAGATCAGAACATACAACGATAAGGATGGCCAAAAGCATTGGGTTACTGAAATAATCGGAGAGAATGTTCAATTTCTTAGTCCTAAGAATGAGGAACAACAACATAACAACAACTCAACAGGTACCGTTGCCAATGTAGGAGATCCAGACATCCCCTTCTAAATCAATAACGCATGGGGTATAGGAGGTATTATGAAATCAAAACTCTACACCATTAGGAGCCCTTATGTTTATTTGTTCAGGCTATATGTAAATGGTAGGAGGGCATTTCTAGTTCGTCATTTATGGGATCTTAGATAAACGCATGGGGTAGAGTAATCCTTTACCCCAACTTAAATAAGGGGTTGAGCTTGTGCTTATCACTTTCAGATCAACTTGCTCATGTGGAAATAAGATTGAAGGAGCATTCTTCGAGGGTGACATTACAGAGAGATTGCACTGCAGCGTATGCGGATTAGTCTGGCACATTATGAGACCGACGAGAGAAGGGGAGTGATCTTATGAGAATCGGCATTAACAGTCTATACGTGATTACATCGGATGCCGACAACTACACAGTATCAACCAAAGGGACGTACAAGAGCGATCAGAAGGTCGTAGATGGAAAAGAGGGCGCAAAGGCAGGGGATGAGCTTCTAAAGGCAGTAGGCTATGTCCACACGCTTGAGCAAGCATTCAGATTCCTTTTGCAACGTCAGATCAGAGAATCAAGCGCATCGGGTTTTAAGCAGGTTCTTGAGGAAGTTGAGCGCATCGAGAAAGAGCTTAAATTAGCAATAGCTATCTAATCTTAGGGAGTGGTAACACTGGGGTAAGTGCGTAGGATTTAGGGTAAATGGACGGACCTTGGAAGGGTAAAGCGCTTTGCTCTCCCTTCCAGCCATTGGAAGAACATAAAAGGAGTTGTGTTTATGAAAACAGGTTTTGTATATGCGCGGGAAAACTCACAACGAAAGTTCAGGAGAGTTTCAAACGGTGTCGAGTACGCCTTTTCTTCCGATGGAGTGTTGCGCGATCAACTTGGAGTTCCAGTTATGGGAGCATCCATGGATGAGGATTGGGTATTAGTCCGTGAACCAATTCCGTGGCAGGACGCCTTGGAATTTTGGGTAAAAGGCATAACCGTCACTCGCGAACTAGGTGGCACCAATTGCTCCTTTACGGAGCACACTTCATTTATGGTATCGAGGAATGAGTTAATTAATGGTAAATGGTATATCGAATAAAAAAAGAGCCGGGTTCAATCCCGGCCTATCTCATTCTTCTTCTCCCAATATGCCTTTAATCCAAGATCAACAAGATCCCGAATAGCTTCCGTGTTCGGAGGTATAGTTCCAACATCCTTGCGATATTCAATAATCGCCAAGAGTTGAGAAGGTCGCAGCAATGCGTGAACGCTTTTAAAGTTTTCATCCGGGTTATCTTTACTCATATTATCATCTCCTAAATCAATAATACCAGACAATCATAGCATGGTCAAATTGAGCATATAATTTCCCTTGTTCTATATGTACATAATGGACATACTGTGATATAATACTTATATAGGAAATAAGCCCCATTCAAACGAAAGGAGCTGATCGATGGAAATTACATAAACAATGATTTGGCGTACTCCCAGTTCATCAATATTACCAGTATTGATAAGCCGAGAACACGCCGAAGACCGAAAAACTTTGTTCCACCACAGAACACACTTTAGCTATTTCAGTAGCTAAGGAAAACGTACCCTACATGGGTTTATTTGTTGACGTCTTCTTGTTATTTATAATACAACAACATGTACAACATAGTCAATAGGCACAACATAAAAAATGTAAATAAATATAAAAGTTATGAAAAAAGAGGAGGGGTTTTTGAATGAAAGCTTTAGGAATAACCAGAAATGTAGATGGACTGGGACGAATCGTTATCCCGAAGGAAGTTAGGAAATCACTCGGTATCGTAGAGGGTACAGCGATGGAAATGCTGGCAGACGATAACGGAGTTTACATGCGGAGATATGTTGCAGGGTGTACGTTCTGCAATGGGATGGACAAGCTCGTTGAGTTCGGCGGCACAAGAGTCTGCAAGGATTGTGCTGTAATGATTTTGAACGATTAGAGCGGAAGAAGAAAGTTGAGGGCATGAAATGTTCAAAGTAACAGCAATCGTTAATTTTGAAATGGAAGCTGGCAGAAACCCCGAATTTATATTTGAAACATTTAACAAGGTGGTAGCGTTTACAAAACTATGCCTTGAAAACGGATACGAAGTGACAATATCAGAAATAATTCCGGAAGGATAAGGAAGGGCTGCTATGGCTGGGTGGGTTAAACTCCATAGAAAGATCACAGATAATCCTATTTTCAAGAAACCGGATATATACCAGTTATTCTCCTATTGCCTACTAAGAGCAAACCATAGTGAGACAAAAGTTATCTGGAATGGCGAAGAGGAAGTATTGGAAAAGGGATGTTTCATAACTGGAAGAAAATCAATCTCTGAGGATACTGGGCAGAATGAAAGTGCGATTTACAGAAATCTCAAAGTTCTTCAGAAGTTAAACATGATTTCCGTAAAATCGAACAACAAATATAGTGTCGTGAAGGTGCTAAACTACTGCGTTTATCAAGGTTATGAAACAGAAAGTGAACAACCAGCGAACAACCAGCGAACAACCAGCGAACAACCAGCGAACACAGACAAGAATGTTAAGAAGGATAAGAATGAAGAGAATGAAAAGAAAGATACTCCTTTATCGTCAAACAAGTTTGCCGACGATGCAATTGAACTTTCCCTTGCTTGTGAACTTTATAATCTAATCCTTTTAAATAATCCTAATACCAAGAAGCCTAACCTTCAGACATGGGCAAAGCACATTGACTTAATGATGCGAAGGGACAAGAGAAGCGCAACGGATATTAAAAGGGTTATCCAGTGGTGCCAAAAAGACACCTTCTGGCATGTCAATATTTTATCAACCGAGAAGCTTAGAGAAAAGTACGATCAGCTCACTATGAAGATGAACACTCCTAAGCAAGGTGGTCAATCAGGGCACCCAGTTAGCGCAAAGCCGAAGAACAACAAATACGATGAGTTTTATCTATAAGGAGGGACAAGCCATGGCATTAGGAGTAACAGCTCGACACTTCATCAAACAACGTCCAACTTTTAAAAATGCACTCACCCCGGAGCAATCTAAAATAATGGGATCATTCTTAAGGACTCTACTATGGGCGGGAGAAAAGGCCATAGATGCTGGTGTAAAGCCAAACATAGGCGCGTTTATAGATTGCTGGGCCGGACGGACAAAGAACCAAGAAGAGTGGAAAGCAGAAGCGGTATGGAGAGATAGAGAAAGGAGGGCTAAGCGTAATGGCAATAGACAACGCCAAAGCAACGGCAATGTGGTTTAACGGCTCTCTGGACAAAGAAATCGCAGAGGAGTTTGGGTGTAAACGCTGCACGGTGTCGAACTGGCGCAAGAAGAATGGCATGAGTTCGAACAGTGGCATTTTCAACTGGGACAAGTTGGGGTATGTAGATCCAGACAAGAAGGGGTGCAAGAAATATGCTTGACTACTCGTTTTACGTCACTCCCCAAGAATACGAGATAGCGCAGCAGAACGGCATAAGTTACTCCAATGTGAATCATAGAATACGCGAACATGGATGGCACAAGAAAAGGGCTATAACTGAACCGCCTCGCAAAAGAAGGGATTTGTCGGAGTGGAAAAAGATTGCTGAATCCAATGGGATAGGTCTTCGGAACATGAAATCACGATTGCAAAGAGGATGGACCATAGAGGATGCCGCAACAAGACCATTGATTGATATGGAAACTCAAATACAGCAGATGAAGCAAAATAATAGAAAGTATCCGAATGTGGACGAAGTATTAAAAGAGATCGGAATAACCTACGCAGCATTCACACAACGCATGAGAAACGGATGGACCCTAGAGGATGCTATGAGTATAAAAAAGATGACGAAATCGGAATCAGCACAAAAGGCAAAGGGAGAAAGTTATTGGAGCAAGGGGCCGAGTTTATTTGTTAAGAAAGCGGTGAAGGTATGAAAAATCCCTACACAGAACGAATCATAGCGAGAGTCAACAAACAAACAGAAAAAGGAATAAAGAAGTACGGATCAGGCATGCAAGCCAATCCTCTGAACCTATCGATACTCGAAGTTTTAGAATATGCACTTGAAGAAACAGCCGATTGCATGGTGTATCTGGAAAAGGTTAAGGAGATGTTGGAGGAAGAAAAGGACAGGAAGGAGATGATCTCAAAATCCCCTCAGAGGGGCGAGAAGGTATCTGTAGGGCGTTCAACTGGCGAAGCTATAGATTTGTCTTACTTAAGGCATAGAACAGGCCTACAGCATGGTAAATAGCAGAGATAAGGGAGCAAGAGGAGAACGCGAGTTTGCAGGACTGTGCAGGGAACTTGGATATAGCCAAGTAAGAAGGGGTCAACAGTTCTCAGGGTTAGAGGGTGAAGATTGCGTGGGACTGCCCGGCATCCACATTGAGGTGAAGCGTGTGCAAGCCCTGAACATACAGAAAGCAATGGACCAAAGCAAAAGGGATGCCAAGGTTAAACAATTCCCCATTGTTGCGCATAGAAAAAACGACTGCGAGTGGCTCATAACAATGCCAGCATTTGAGTGGTTCGAGATATACAGAGAATGGGAAGCAAACAGGGACATAAGTACCTTTAAAACACAACAATAAAACGCTAATTACCATTAGATTGAATGCAAATAGAGGGGGTATTTATATCTCGCTTCAACGCAAAACCAAATATACAAAAAAGCAAAAGTCAGTATGCCACAAATTTCCAGATGCAGTACAGGCAACAAGGGAGCAGACAGAACAATTTTGGAATGAACTCAGTCTGCCTAAGATAAAGCCTGTGAACAGAAAACCGAAACCCAAGCATAAGGGATCGCACAATGTGATCAAAGAAAGGCTCAAGGCAAACGCATATAAGCAAGCAGAGGAACGCGACGAAGGATACTGCCTTATATGTGGAGGTCTTGCTAATCAGCATCACCATGTAATACGACAAAGCACCAGGTATGGACCAGAATACATTCAGCGCATGGAGAACGTTGTGTCAGTTTGCTCTATGTGCCACACAATGGGAGCAAGGCCTATCCATGATCCCAAGGGAAAGGGAGATAAGCAAACATACTTAGAGGAGTGGCAACAAAGATATTATCCAGAATATGTTGCGATGATGAGGGAGTTGGCTAAGGTGACAGGATGCAAGGATCAATGGTTAATCGACAGGTGGAATGATAAGTACAACAACTCAACAACAAAGCAACAGGAGGTAGCGAGATGACGAGAAGAGGGCTAGGAAATCATAGTGTACTTAATGATAAGGAAATTACGCGTCTTGCTAACGAACAAGATTTTATTAATCCCTTTACATCTAAGAACTTACGGGAAGATCCTAACCGCAAATGGGTAAAGGTTTTATCTTACGGAGTCTCAAGCTTCGGATACGATTTCACTCTAGCAGATGAAATATATCAGATGGATATATCGAATGGTCAAATTATTGATGTTAAAGACTTCCGACTTGACCAAAACTGCAAACGCTTGCCTATCTTCTCAGATTACGACAAAGGTAAGTATGTGATTCTTCCCCCACACAGCTTCGTATTAGCACGTACCGTGGAATACGTTAAAATGCCGGAGGATGTCGTAGGTATTTGTTTTGACAAGAGTACCTACGCACGCATCGGTGGCGTAATGACAAACACGACGGTACTGGAACCAGGGTGGGAGGGAACTATTACTTTAGAGATCAGAAACACGCTGCCTGCTTTCTGTAGACTTTATGTAGGAGAAGGGATTATGCAGACTATATTTTTCAGGGGACATAGACCTGAAAAAACCTATGCCGATAAATCAGGTAAATATCAGGGCCAACGCACGGTAACTGGGGCCAAGGTATAACTTCAAAAGCAATAAGAAAGGGGTATCTGAAATGATAGCAGGCATAGCAATAGGGGGATTCATCGGGACAATAGTAGGTATGGGTATTATGTGCTTAATGGCAGTTAGTAAAGAGCCAATAATGCAACCTGTAGCAGACATACCGGGGAGTTGCACACCGGGTAATTGCTGGAAAAAATGTGAAGTGTGGAACGTGTGTGATGATAAATGGGTAAGATCATGACAGATGAAGAAGTGAAAAGACGCATTGAAATACTATGGCTACAGTATGTTCCTGCACCTGCGGTAGATGCAAAGAAAGGGGAATAGCATGGACATAAAACAAGCAAGCGAACATTGCGAGCGGCTGATGATCAAAGATGCCCTTTCTAGCGCAATTGAACTTACTAAGCTAAACCTCGAAGGATATAGAGGGCAAAAGGAATATGTCGGCAATCTGATCGAGCAACAAGCCGGGATGTGCCAAGATGTTCAGAGTATGACGGTAGTGTATGGCGAGAAGATAGGGCATGGTTCAGCGCCAAGGCCAGCACCGGGCGAGATTTTAGCAGAAGATCCGGAGTATCAAGAGTTGAAGCATAAGCTCAAGGAAGCGAGAGGAACACTTGAGCGCATAGAAAGAATAACATCGTTACTGGCACCAACAGAGAAAAAGATAATAGAGCTAAGATACTTCGGATCAAAGCCTGAGCAATGGCAGATCATAGCGTGGAAGGTCGGGTATTCTGAAACACAGTGTAGGAGATTGCATGTTAAGGCGTTAAGGTTTGCGGCAGTGAGTATGTTCGGCATGGATGATGTATATAGAAAACATGGACGTTTTATGGACAACATTCCCAATAAAACCGTGATATAATCAGAGTGTCAAGAGTTGCGGAGAAATACCGTCGCCTTGACTCTCTCTATTTAAGAGGGGTGTACATAATGGAATTAACGCAGATAAATAGAGAACTTTGGAACGCCGGGCAACAACTCAAGGGAGATGCTAAATACCTTAAAGAGTTGGCACAAGATAAAGCGGAGTCAGAGCGCAAATACAAAAAAGCTCTTGCCAAAAAGATAATGAGATTGAAGGATGAAAAGTATCCGGCAACGCTCATTAATGATCTTGCAAGGGGTGACGATGAAGTAGCAGACCTTCGCTATTACAGGGACTTAGCGAGAGTGCAATATGATACAGCTAAATCATGTATGAGGTCAGCAGAGGTACAGGTGAGCGCGATACAAAGCATATTAAGATATTCAGCAGACATCAACAAGTAAGACACCAACCGTAAGGACAATATGGGGGTGGATATCATGCCAGCTAAGGACACAAGGAGTTGCAAGGAATGGAAACCAGCACCAGGCTATGAGGGATATGATAAAGTACCTTGTGCAGCATGTCATAATTGGGATAAGACAAAGTGCAGGGATATAAACGGAGTTAAACTGAGGGCGATGGAGTACGAGAACACACCAAACTTCGATACGTTCAACCGCATGATGAGCGACAACAGATACGGCAATGTAACGGGATAAAAGGGGGCGCACTTAATGAGGATAAGAAAGCTTGGCATATCTTGGGGCAGACAAAAGGGAGGTCCGAGGAATGGCAAGATAAACATTAAGATAGATTTTCCATTTAGATATGATGGGTACTGGTGTACAAATAAATGCTGGTTCATTAAATTGCCAGTATGAGCGCTGATATATGCTATTCATTCACACCATGCGAGGAATGCGATAAGTTTGTGGGGTGTGGGAAGGTTAAGAAATAGAAAAGACTCTCATTCGAGAGCCTTTCGTCTAACATATTCACTTGGTGTTATACCGTGGAGAGTTGCACCGACTATGATCTCATCCCATTCAGCCTGAGTAAAGCGTATACCACGAACTATAGTAGGGGAAGAGGTGCGGGGCTTAGCCCCGGCCCCTTCTCTCTTTCCACCCTTAGACATTGCATTTAGCTACGTATTCAAATAAATTATCATTAAAATAAATTCGTTTCCATACTTGACCAACTTCGTCCATATATAATTTAGTTGTCATGTTATCCCATATTTCAGTATAAAGCTGGTTAGAATCATTATTGCTTCTTGGGGATAATTCTTCAACTTGTTCGCTTATGTTTCCGTTTAGGTTAAAATTGAATTCTTCTAATTCGTGTTTTTTGAAAAACATACAAGACATTTTACATACTCCCCTTCAAATTTGCTTATGACTTATAATACCATGATATATTGATTATGTCAAACGAAATCATAGATAAAGATAAATATATTTTAGGGGTGGGTATCACAATGATAGAGCTAACTTATATACCGGATGTGAGACTTACGCTTGAACAAATAAAGAAGTTTATACATTACCTTGATGTAAGAGAACAGGAAGAACTTTTAATATGGCTTGAATGCGAAAAAGATAGTTAATTAGGGAGGTAAAGCACAATGGCACTAACACCAAAGCAACAGGCATTTATAAATGAATATATGATTGACCTGAACGCTACGGCTAGTGCTATTCGTGCAGGGTATTCAGCTAAGACAGCAAAGGTAATAGGATATGAAAACCTTACTAAACCTTCCATTGCTAAAATCATAGAAAAGGCACTGGAACAGAGGACGAAAGATAACGGTATCACGGCAGACTTTGTCCTTAACGGTATCAAGGGAATCGCATTAAAAGATGGCATAAAGGAATCGGACACGCTGAAAGCTTTTGAGTTACTCGGCAAGCATCTTAAACTCTTCACTGAGAAGATAGAAGAGAAGTCGGACCAAACGATCACAATCCGACTCGAAGGAGAAGCGGAAGAATGGTCAAAGTAGCCATTGGGTCCGATAATAGGTACTATGACAAGTTGCTATTTTACCAAACTCTTAAATTAAGCCATATTTAACCGTGGCAGCCGATTAACACGTTTCGATTCTCCTGTTTTAATTGAGAATGAGCGTGTTTTTATTAAAATATGCGATCTTTGATTATCTCTTGATTGCTTCGATTAGCTATATCATACAAAAAGTGCTCGAAAACACGGGGTTATAACAAAAAGGAAGTGACTCATACATTAGTTGCCGAGGCGGAGGAAAGATGATATAATGTACATGAGGTGAAGAACATGGAAGTTGTATCAAAGTCCTGTACCAAGTGTAACCAAGAGAAACCGCTAACTGAGTTCAATAACCAAAAGGCTGGTAAGTATGGCAAACGCGCTACTTGTAGAGTATGCCAAAACGCAGAGAACAGAGCATACAAGCAGACTCCTAGGGGAATAGAGTTAAGACATGAGTGGAAATGCTCAGAGGTAGGGCGTGAAGGAAGCAGAAGATATAGGCGTAACAATAAAGATAAGACATACGCTTACGGACAAAGGGAATATGTGAAGGTTAAGAAACGCATTCAGGTAGACAACCTTAGATTTGGTGGCAATAGAATAAAAACACTCGAACGAGACAATTATAAATGCATTGAGTGTGGATCTGATTACCTAGTCCAAGTTCACCATAAGGATGAGATGGGGCGAAACAAGCCAAAGGAATTGAGAAATAACGATATGTGTAATTTAACAACGCTATGCGCTAGGTGCCACATAACGCAACATAATCCAGTATTGAAAAGATGGGCGAAGGTGTAGAAATACATCTTCTTTCTTATTGTAGGAGGTGAGGCCAATGTCCACCATTACGCTAGCAGGCAGACCGTACCCAAAGCAAGTGGAGTTCTTTAAGAGTACTAAACGTTATATAGCGTATGGCGGATCTTAGGCTCGTGGCGGAGGCAAGAGTTGGGGGGCAAGGCGTAAAGCTGTGCTTCTGGCACTTAACTACTCAGGCATACAGATACTACTCGTTAGAAGGACGCTGGCGGAGCTTAGAGAAAACCATGTGCTAGTGCTTCAAATAGAATTAAGAGGCATTGCTAAGTTTGATGCACAAAACAAAGAGTTCATCTTCCCTAATGGGGCGCGGATCAAGCTCGGGTATATGTCGGCAGAGTCGGACGTATTACAGTATCAAGGCCAAGCATATGACGTGATATTCATGGAGGAGAGTACACAATTCACAGAATTCCAAAAGGACACATTAACCGAAAGTAATCGCTCATCCGGGTTAATGAAAGAGAAGTTCACTCCTCGCATGTATTTCACATGCAATCCGGGAGGAATTGGACATAGCTGGATGAAGCGTTTATTTATAGATAAGGACTACAGAAATAAGGAAGATGCAACGAATTATGAGTTCATTCCTTCTACTGTGTATGAAAATAAATTCCTAATGACAAATAATCCCGAATATGTAGAGAACTTAGAGAATCTTCCTGAGATGCGTAAACGAGCTATGCTATATGGCGATTGGGATGCGTTTGACGGTCAATACTTCGATGAGTTCAGCAGAGATATTCATGTTATTGACTACCCTGAAGAAGGATTCCCCTTAGATTGGCGCCGATACATCGTCCTAGATTATGGGCTTGACATGCTGGCGTGTTATTGGATCGCAGTTAATTCGCAAGGAAAGGCGCACGTCTACAGAGAGTTGTACCAATCAGGACTGATAATCTCGGATGCAGCTAAGGCCATCATTAAGGCAAGTGGGACAGACAATATATATCAAAGGATCGCACCACCTGACTTGTGGAATCGCAGACAGGAAACAGGCAAGAGTGCAGCAGACTTATTCAGGGATAACGGCTTAAGTTTAATTAAGGCAAACAATGACAGGGTTATGGGCTGGTATGGCCTTAAGGAATGGTTAAAGCCTTATGATGATGAGCAAGGGATCAAAACAGCATCGTTAGTCATTACCAAGAATTGCTTAAACATCATTAGAACCTTGCCACAACTCCAATATGATGATCATAACCCTAACGATGTGAGCAACGAACCGCACGAATTAAGCCACGGGCCAGACGCAATCCGTTACTTCATCGCAGGTAGGCCTAGGCCGAACACACCACAACAAAAGAAAAAGCGAGACGATTTCATGGACCGTGAGCCGAGGGATACGTTTATCCTGGATAATAGTTTTATCAATATGGGCAGTTAGTATATAATATAGATAGTGTAGTGGCGGAATAAGTAGACGCATGGTAGCTCAGTTGGTAGAGCGGAGGCAAATATCGGTGGTAATACACCGAGGGGAATAAAAATACCCCTTTGTAAAGCCTAGTGTCGAAGCTTCGATACCTTCCCATGGCTTAACAGGCTTTGTATGGTGTAAATCCATACCTACACATTATTAAAGAAGGTGAATAAATAAATGGAGACTAAACTCTATACAGTTCGCTATGTGAACGCAGGAACGGAAGAATACTTTTGTGAGTTTGTAGTTGCATCCGATGACCCTATTGGACTTCTAAGTAAGTTTGCAGAGGATAAAAATAATGAGGGCGTAGAAGTAGAGGAATTCGCGATAGATGGATACAGGATAACCGTGGAGAAGGTGAATAAATGAATGATCTAATCGGACTGAGCATCGGCTTAGTTCTTTTTTTGTCGTGTATCAAGGCATACACACTAGGGTACAGCCATGCAAAAGAGCTAGCGAAGGGTAACACACCAAAGCTATCACTTAACCCTATACGGCCTATTATAAAGGCTGTAGAGAAGCACAAGGAAGATAAGAAGATTGAAGAGTTGACTGATGAACTGTCCATAGCTATGGGATATAGCAGAGAGAGTGCGCTTGAGTTTGTGAAAAAAGAACGTTAGGGGGTGATCTAATTGCAGAAGGATTACACGCAGGAATGGCGGGATTATCAGGATGGCCTTACCTATAACCAACGCCTTGATTATTACAGCAAAGTTGACCTAAACTGGCGCTTTTATAACGGAAAACAGTGGGTAGGCATCGTGACTAATGGACTCAGCAAGTGGGTTTTCAACTTCTGCCGTTCATCTATTAACTACTTCATTGCATTTATGGTGTCGCAAAAATTAAAGATGCAATTCAGCGCGGAGAACGTGCCCGACGAACCTGACGAACAAAGTGCAGACTTCCAAAAGGATACACAAGTCAAAGAATTGGTAACATTGCTCTCTGACATGGCCGACATGAAGTGGGAAAAAGACAAAATGGACTCACTATTGAAGGACCTCCTATTGGATGCTGCCAACAGTGGCGATATGTGCGCTCATGTTTATTGGGATAAGGCAATCGAGACAGGGCAATTGGAAAAGGGTGACTTCAAAACGGAAGCTGTCGATGGTGGCAACGTCATGTTCGGCAATCCTAACAATAAGATGGTCGAACGACAGCCTTATATCCTCATTATAGGCAGGGAAGCCGTGAAGGATCTCAAGGAGCAAGCCAAGGCAAACGGAGTATCTAAGGATGATTACGAGCAGATAGCATCGGACGAAGAGAACACCTATCAAGCAGGGGAATTAGGCAAGGTTGAACTTGAAAACAAAGGTGAGACTGGCAAAGCTTTAACGCTCATCAAGTACTGGAAGAAAGATGGTAAAGTCTTCTGGAACAAGTCAACTAAATACTGTGCAATTTGCAAAGACAAAGACTTGGGAATATCTCGCTACCCTATCGCCTGGGCTAATTGGGAATCAGTCAAGAATTCCTATCATGGCATGAGCGCAACAGAACAGATCATTGATAATCAGATCAGTGTTAATCACATGTTCGCAATGGTTAGCTATTGGATGCGAATGTCAGCGTTTGGCAAGACAATCATTGACGAAACTGCCATAACTTCATGGTCTAATCAATTAGGGACAGTGGTAAAAGCGACTCCTAATGGAGGTCCTATTAGTGGAATGGTTCATCAACTCCAAGCTGGAAACTTCAACGAAGCCATCCTGAGAGTCATAGACATGGCCATTAAGTACACAAAGGACTTCATCGGTGCAAGTGATGCTTTAATGGGTCAAGTCGATCCCGAGCAAGCATCAGGTGTCGCTATCATATCCACAGCAAAGCAAGCATCAATGCCTCTCATTAATATGACGATGAATCGCGACCAACTTGTCGAAGACTTAGGCCTTATTTGGGGTGAGTTCTTCCTCAAGAAATACGTCAATCGCAAAGTGAGCATTAGACAAAAGGAAAAGGTTGTTACGGCGCAATACAACACACAAGCGATAGAAGCCGTTAAAGATATACTCCTGCAATGTAAAGTCGATGTAGGGCCATCTCAGATATGGTCTGAGCTAATCGGCATACAGGCACTAGATAAGCTTCTAACCGAGGGTCATATCACAAAGCTACAGTATTTCGAGAGAGTCGCTAAGATGGGGTTAATACCCGACACAGCAGGACTTATCGAAGATGCTCAAGCAGAAATGCAAATGTTACAACAGCAGGAACAACAACAAGCCATGGCTCAACAGCAACAAGGGCAGATGCAACAACAAGCCGATGGGGAACAGCAAGCGCAGCAACAGCAAATGCAAGAACAGAAGTTTGAGCAAATGGCACAATGGCTTGAACAGCAACCCACAGAAATGCAACAAAAGATCATGTCATTGCCGGAGGGCGAGAAGGAAGCTACTATCATGAAGACGATGAAGAGTGATATTCAACAGACAATGAAGGGTGGTAGCCAATGAAGGAATACCTAATTTGGCTTAGAAGTGGGGCTTGCATCGAAGGTGAGATTGATGAGGAAACCGCAAATATCATCATGGCTGCATACGCATTTAATCCAAACTCAGGGGATATAAAAAGGTATCGAGATAGCAACGGATTCTTATTGATTAGCTTCAAATTGATTGAAGCAATGTCTTTTAATGATGTAGAACCTAGTAAGAACGCAGGGTTTGCCTAATGATTACGATCAATGTTTATAAAAATGGCTATGAGATAATAGGCCATGCAAAAGAAAAGATATGTCATCAAGTATCCCTTTGGCATTGGATTAGCAGTAATTTGATTCTAGGACTTGATAAAGATGCAAGAGAGTACACCTCTCATGCTGATAACCCTAATAATCTAAACGAAGGACTATCATGGGTGATATGTAACCCTCAAATGGGTAATCTCGAATGGATATTAGAGGATTTGGTTGTTAGCGCAAATCTATGGGGTGAAAAGTATTGGGAAAAACAAGTTTCCATAGAGCGCATTGACGATATTTTGACCAACTGTTGAGCCAATAGGCTTATTTTTTATGCGCAAATACGCTATGCCAAGCGCAAAAAGGCAATTGAAAGGAGATTCTTATGTCTGATGAAGTTTTGAACTCTGTAGACGCAGGGGCAGGGAATGTCGTGGATTCTCAAGAGGTAGAACAAGCCGAAGTACAGGAACAATCTGAAAGTGTCAATGAGGAAGTCACGGCCTCACAGGTTGAAAAGCCAGTACAGAGCAAAGAGGACAATGCCCAATACGCTCAAGTTCGCAGGGATGCCGAAGCAAAGACACGCGATAAGATGATCAGCGAGATGTATGGATCTTCACACAATATTCATACCTACTCTGATTATCAGAAAGCGGTTGAGCAAGAAGCTGAACAGCAACGCAGGGCATCGCTTGAAGAAAAGGGTATTGATCCTTCAGTCTTTGAAGAATACATCAACAACAACCCAACAGTAAAGCAATCACGCGAAATATTAGCGCAACAAGAAGCACAACAGAAGCGCAACGAAGAATATGGCGAATTCCTCGAATACTTCAAAACCGAAAACGGCAAAGACTTTAACCCTTCGGCGGATAAGATCCCTGATGAAGTGTGGGCGCAAGCCGCAAAAGGGAAGAGTCTCACTGATGCCTACGCCTACCATGACAGTAGACAACTTAGGGCGAAGCTGAAAGCATTTGAGACTAATCAAGCGAACGCTCAGTCCTCGCCTGGTAGCTTGACAGGCAATGGCTCATCCAAAGACACAACGCTGACACCTGAGATGATCGACAGCATGACCGACAAAGAACGCATGGCGCGGTGGCCTGAGATTAAAAAAGTATTAGGAATGAAATAAAAGGAGTGATCTATAATGGCAATTCTCAGTTCAATTCCAAAATTAGTATCGACCAAGATCCTCATGACTCTTCAAAATGACCTGGTAGCGAAGAAAATTTGCACAATGGACACAGGCAGCCAGATCAAAAAAGCAGGGGATACAGTAACCTTTACCGGGCTTGCTCGACCAACGATTGCAGCCTACACAGGATCATTGACCTATGAAGAACTGGAAGATGCAGGAGTGACACTCTTGATCGACCAAAAGAATTCTTACGCATTCAAAGTGGATGATATCGAAGCATTCCAATCCATCATTGATGTGAAGGGAACAAGCGTTGAAGAAGCCGCCTACGGACTCAGGGACACAGCAGATCGCTATGTGTTCGGCTTACACGCTGGCGCAGGTACAACCATCACAGCAACAGTGAGTGAGACAATCGCACTCTCTACCACTTCTACGGTCATTCGTAAACTTGAAGAGGCCAACGTTAAGCCAAACCAAAGATGGCTCGTAATTCCTCCATGGTACAAAGAAAAGTTAATGTTGGCAGGGGTGAAATTCCAAGTCAACGATGGCATGAACGGCGAAAAAGGTGGACTGTCATGGGTCAAGTACAATGATACCGACATCTTTGTTTCTAATAACCTCGTTACAACCGGGGCAGAGGGTTCCTATGTCACCCAGTGCTTAGCTGGTTCCTACAATTCCATCGTCTATGCTGAGCAAATCCTCAAGTCGCGCTTCATTGCTGAGCTAGAGGGATCTTTTAGCGGTGGAGCAAGCGGACTCCATGTGTTCGGAGTGAAAATACTGAAGCCGAAAGAACTCGTTCGCATCGCCGCAACTCAGGCAAGTGCATCCTCAAGCATCTAATCTAATAAAGGAGAGTGAATTCACATGGCCGTAACTATTACCAATTCCCCAGTAATCGCCTTTAACACTATTCTCGCAGGAACAGCAAACCTCGCAACCGCAGATACAGACGCACTAGCAGAGGTATTCACCTATACGCCAACCGCAAACGAAGGTAAGATCCTAATTGAGTTTGACTTATCCAATAAACTTGCAACAGCCGCCGCCGATGCAGATGCAACATTTAGCATTGCGGCAGGAGATTTTTGGGCTAGCGCAGCAGTAACCGGCACAATCACAAAAGCAACAAAAAAGGCTATCCAGGTGGAAACAGCCAAGGTATTGCAGGATGATGGCACAATTGCTATTACTCTAACACCTGGGGCGGCAGACAAGCTGTTGTCAAATCACGCAGCGAACATTGTAGTCTACGAATTACTGTAATCAACCAGGGGGAAGAAATTCCCCCTCTTATTTTTTAGCGGAGGTTATTTTTATGATGAAATTCTTCGGTCCACCACTAAAAGAGATCAAAAGCAAAACGAGTGGAAAAATGATGTTTCGCTTTGACACAAAAGGCGAGTTTATCACTGATGATGAAGAGATTATTAAGCGCGCAATGGGCTTTTTTGATCATATGCCATACAATGCGGAGCCAGCAGGGAAGAAAGTTAAGAAAACAGTAAAAGAGTCAGCAATGACGATCACCACGAAGGAGGGATAAGCCGTGAACATTAGAAATGTTTCTAGCCCTACGGTAACAGTAGATCTCAAGGATTCAATGGTAAAGTGTAGTTGTAATTCGTTTGCTATAGACGTAACCCTCCAACAAGCCATAAAAAGTCAGCAAGTAACAGTTAAAAAAGTTGATTCAAGCGCAAACGCTGTAACAATTTACCCAGCAGCAGGGGAGACGTTCGATGGAGCCGCAAGTGCCACATTGACAAAAATAAATGATAAAAAAACATTCGCCCCTACAAATGGTGGATGGGTAATAATAGATGAAGTCGGTGTTCCCCTTAATGTGCTTACGGTAAATGGCGTAACTAAATTACGGAATCGTCCTACCACAGACGAGTATGCAGTTGAAATTAAATCTGAATTTACAGACACAGACGCAGCGCATTACTGCGTACCAATAACCTGCGATTGGAAGCCTACCGGTGGCACAGCTACCGCAGGAGGCGTACAAGCGCTACAGGGTACGTCAAGGCTTGCATCAACATTTACCTTAACAGGAGGGTCAATTATAGGGACATACGGTCAAGCTTGCAATCTTGGCACCTTAAACGGCGCGGGAATTATGATTGCCGGGCTGTACGGCCTCATTGAAGATGGTGGAGTTTACACGGCAGTTTCGCATGTTGCGTCAGCGTGGCTTGATTCACATCTTGGCCAAGCTGTAACAGCCGGAGAAGCCGAGCTATTGTATATGACAAATAACGGCGAAACCACACTTGACCAAGCAATATATGTTTACGCAGGGAACAAGATAACCAACTTATTCAACATAAATACAGCTTCGGGCATGGTGTCTGCAAATACGGAGGCAGCAACCACATTAACATTTACCAACTGGAAAACAATAAAAATAGTCATTGATGGCACAACGCATTATATTCCTGTGGCACAGACGATAGCAGCGACCGCATAAGGAGGATACATGGAAGAGTTATTGATCAAGATGGAAGAACACCTTGCTCAACTAAAAATAGGTTATGAGCGACAAAAAGCCAACATACACGCGCAAGAAGGTGCAATCCAAGAGTGTGAAAATTGGATTAAGGAGATTAAGGAGGACTAATCAATGATATTCTACAATGCTTTTGATCACGTCCATTACGGCACTAACGCCGAAAGACTTGCAGACACTTTGATTAAAGCGCAACCATCTGCTAAATTCTACGAATATGACACTAAGGCAATCTATATAACAGACGGTACAACATGGTACTTAATGTAGGGGGGTGGAACATGAACGCTTTAGAAATATCAACTAGATCAAGACTTGAGTCGTATAAGGCTGAAAATGCGCTACAGTTATCAGCTTTGGAAACCAACAAAACCCTATCGCCAAATCTATTTAATACGTCTACGATGACAGCAGGGTATTTCGCGGATCGCACTACAGGAAATCTAGTCGCACACCCAGCGTTATCCGTATCAGATTATATACCAGTCATAGGTGATTCATATTACGATGTATCAGGGACGACTCAACAGTGTGCTTGGTACGATACTGATAGAGTATTTATTAGTGGTGTGTTAACGGTAGGTGCTGGTATCTATGCACCTCCTACAGCCTCATTTTTGCGACAATCTATATTAAATACAGATGCTAATATTCAAGTTAAGAAGACTAAACTATTAGGTGTGTTAACGGTAGCTAAGAGTGGGAGGGATTATACAACAATTACAGAGGCAATCAATAACGCCCAAGATAGTGTTGATAATCCTGTCACTATACTAATTTACCCAGGTGTTTACCTAGAACAAATTGATATAGTGTATGGTCGTTATATATCCTTAATTGGTGTAAATAAAGATACATGTATAATACGTAAAAATGTTGCTGTTCCTGCGAATGACCCATTAACTTTCGAGGGAATTGGGAGAGTAGAAAATTTAACAGTAATTTGTACTAGAGATGATATGGTGGACCCTGGTGTTAATGATTTCAGTTACGCTATGCACTCTGACAGTTCAACGGGATTGGGTGGGCTTATTGAGGTACACAACTGTGTATTAATGAGTGATTCAAACGCAGGATATGGTTTGGGGATGATGCCTAATCAGACTGTAAAGATAACAAACTGTGAGTTTGTTTCAACAAACATAGCAACTGGTGCGATGGCTAATGGAAGCTTTATTGTACACTCATGCAATAAGAATAGTGATAATTTGAACCAACACTTATTTGTAAAAGATTGTTATTTCAGATCAGCGAATGGTAATGTAATGCAAATCGCAGATATTGGAACTGGAACTGTAGGGATGGATGTAACATTTTTAAATAATACTGGATGGTCGGATACAAGTGGTGCTGTTGACTCTACGATTAATTTTAACGGTGGTGTCCCAACAACAGGGAACCTAGTAGGGGCAATAAACTTAACTGGGTATAGTCATGGTAATAATATAGCTAAATTAAATGCTTAATTTAGTGAGTAGTTGACGCAGGAGAGGTGAACAAGATGTTATTTACTGAAAATGAAAAATTAATTATGAAAGTGCAAATTTGTAATCATCATTCATTTTGGAAAGGTAAGAGTATTAAAGAAATTGATTTCCTTGATACTGTCGAGGACTATATCTTAAAACAAATATTCCTAGATTCATTAATTTCTTAGTTCGTAGTTGACGCGTTATCCGACAAACCTAAGAAAGGAGATACTATGGAAACAGTAAGATCCCTATTCCTCAAAGCTCGCGTCCTGCTCGATGAATACACTGACGATGGGGTATTAATCCCCGAAGCAGAAGTGGCAGACATGATGGCTAAATCAATCCTCTTAGCAGACCTTGCCCAAAAAGAGCTACACAAGATCGGCAAGCTCTACAACACCTTTGAGTTCACCAACAAGCCAGCGCCAAACCTTCTCGGACTCTTCTCCAACTTTGATATAATAGACTTCATCGGGGATGCGCAGTATTATCCCAACTCAACAGGGATAGCAGGAGCAAAAGCCTATTATTTCGAAGCAGATGGAGAAGGAACAGTCACAGTCGAAGAGAATCAAAGCGGAGTATGGACAGCACTTGCCACTATCACAATACCTAGTGCTGTAACGTCACTGACGGCCTACAAGGGGCTAATAACCCCTCTATCTAGCGCTAATAACATAAGACTCACATTCGATGGTAGCACGCACTACAGGCACTCTAACAGGTGTCTTTTTTCATACCCATTCGCAGGTACCAAAGTGCCCTCATATCGCCCATGGATAAAAGTTGTCATGCCAGCAAACTTCCAAAGCCGTGACCAGATCATTGAGGAAACAGCAACGAGACAGTATCAAAATTCCCTCTCATACAAATGGGAGGGCTGGAAAGACCTCTATATCAACTACTATTTCGAGGGAAATATCAGAGTAGTCTATAAGCCTGTTCCGACTCCATTAACACTCATTGATGATGTGTTAGAGATTGATGATATTACAGCGCAGGGCATTGTTTATTACATCGCAGCACGCCTCGCCCCCTTCGAAAATAAAGAGCTAGTCAACTTCTTTGAAGGGAAGTTTGGTGAACTGAAGATGGAGAACACAAGATCACAACCATGCACAGAAGAGCAAATTATTGATGTCTATAGCGGAGTATGGGGTGGTGATAGCTAATGGCGAACTTCAAGCCAAGCAAAGCTCCTGAACCCATAGAAATATCTCGCTACTTGGGCATCAATGAGGCAGTCGGAGAAACAGAGATCGAAATCGGTCAAGCGACCAAGCAAATTAACTGGCGTATAACTCAAAACTACAAGCCACAAAAGCGCACAGGGCATAAAACATGGTGGGACTTCGGCAACACAAAGAATGTACAAGGCGTATGGGAAGGCACAGTAGGAGCTAAGCACGTTCTAATCGCCATCAATGATGGAAAGGTATATGAGCGTGATTTAAGCGTCTCCACAGCAGCCACAACAACTGCAGACCTCATCACAGCAACAGCAGTAACGCAGGTCGGCACGATGACGGATGCAAAAACAACCATCTTCTACTTTGAGTCAAATCTCTACTTCTTAAATGGGACCGAGTATAAGCAATACGATGGAACGACATTCGCTGACGCTGATCCCTATGTCCCTACAGTAGCAATCGGCACACCTCCTGCCGGAGGGGGCACGCCGTTCGAACCAATCAACCTTCTAACGGGGAAGAAGAAGCAAGAGTTTTTCGCTGATGGGGTCCTAACAAGGCATTTTATAGCAGAACGAAAAGTTGATTCAATAGATCATATTGAGATTGATTTAGGTAAACTGTTGGGCGATTCCACGACCCAATACAGTATTACTAACCCATCAGGGAAGACCTTTCGCTACACGTGGGACACAGTAGGAACCGACCCGCTTATTGATACGCTCGTAGTCGCCAATTGCAATGTTTATATTAACGCTCAAAATTTCAACCTTGACAATAATGGTGTATTCAGAGTCACGGCGAAAGGAGTAAATTACTTTGAGGTTTATAACCTTAAAGGAGTAGTTGAGCCCACCAAAACCATAGGAACAGGTTCGATTGGGGCAACTTCGATGTATCAGCCGAGTGTGAATTTTGCAGCCGACACGGTAGAAGGGGTCGTTGACACGTTCCCCATCGGCACCCCCTTGGGCGATTCGACAACTCAGTACAATATCACGAATCCAACCGGAACAACTTTCCGCTATACATGGACTACAGTAGGTACGGACCCACTTATTAATACTACCCTAGCGGTCAATGATTGCATTCAGATCCTTGCTGAAAATTTTAACTCTTTCAATAATGGCATATTCAAGGTAACGGCAAAAGGTGTTAATTACTTTGAGATCGTTAACGCGTTAGGAGTCAAGGAAACCGCAAAGACCATAGGCGCGGGCTTAATACGCACTACTTTAGGGGATGAAACAACCGGCTTTAGTATTACTAACACATCGGGTGACACATATCGCTATACGTATGACTTAGGCACAGCCCCATTGATGGGGACTAAATTGGTAGTCAATGATTGGTTATGGATTAATGCTCAAAACTTCAACGCCAATAATAATGGAAAGTTCAAAGTAACAGCGAAGGCTGTAGATTACTTTGAGATAACGAACGTAAATGGAATAGTAGAAGCAACTAAAACCTTGGGATTGGGATTCCTTAATAAAGCATCTACAACAGGCGAACCACTTGGGGTAGTAGCCGATGAAACGACGTCTATTGTCCAATGGACCAAAATAGAAGCCGGAAATGCTGATTTAGTCAAAAAAAACAAATATGCAACGATCAACGGTCCTGGCAATGACACGGCTGTTTTTTTATGGGGAAATCCAAGCGCAAAGAATAGGCGTAGTTGGTCAGGAACGCTCAAGGCGAACTATTTCCCTGTTATTAACTATACTTTGATAGGGTCGAACGAATACGACATTACTGATATAAAACCTCAGTACGACAGGCAAATCATCTTCAAAAAGGGTGGAAAAACTCATTTCTCATATCCTGAGTGGAATACAACAGCTATGGCGTGGGATTATCCAGTCTACGACCTAAACGATAAGATAGGAAATGATGCCTTCGGACAGGTTCAAATCGTCAAGAATAATCCTGTGTCGCTTCATGGTCAATCGTGGCATGAGTGGACCTCTACGACTGTCAAGGATGAGCGCAATGAGAATGTTATTAGCGAACGCTTGAGAATTTCCCTAGCTGAACTAGACATCTCGACAGCAATAACCTTCGACAATCAACGAGAGAAAGAATACTGGTGCAATGTCGGATCAAATGTCTATATTTGGAATTATGGCAACGACACCATGTACACCTACGACAACATTTCTGGCACCTGCTTCCTTGATATTGGTGGTCTAATTTACTATGGCTCACAGGGCACCATGGAGCGCGTAGAAGGACTAAATGATAATGGTGTAGCAATAGCGGCAAATCTTGAATTAGGCTTTACTGACTTTGGTGTAAATCATCTACTAAAGAACACAAGGAAAATATGGGTGACTATTCAGCCAGAGAACAAAACTTCCTTAGATGTTCTGTATACCACGAATAAGAACTTCCTTAGTGATGTGCAGACGATAAGCGTAGGGTTCACCTTGTTAGACTTCGACGCGCTTGATTTCGATAACTTCTCCTTCGAGACAAACCGCGCACCACAATCATTCCGCAAAAAAATTAGAGCAAAGAAATATTCTTACATCAAGTTTAGCTATAGAAATGACAAGGTTGATGAATCAGTCATCATCTTGGCGATTAAGTTAACGGCAGACACGACTTCGGAGGTGAAATAGATGTCATTTACTCAATTTACAACAAGCACAGCAAACGTCCAAGGATTGGCCACTAAGCCGACAGAATCCGGCACTCAAGTTAAGGTGATCATGGACAAGGGATCGACAGATATAAAAGCATATCTGAATAGCACATTAATAGCAGAAATGGAAGCAATAGCGGATGGAACAAGCGGAGCGGATAGCATTGGAGCGACAGCAATTAGTACGAGCCCTGAAAGCGTACAGGGTATCCTAGAATGGCTATTCACTCAGATTATTGCCGTATCGTTATCTGAAATAGTCGATGGGTCGATAACTGATGCCAAATTATCATCTTTGGCCGGTGATCTCTTGGCGAGATATGCGGCGCATATAATATTAGCTTCGTCTGAAACGGTTAAGGCGCACGTTGAACTAGCGACAGCAGCAGAGACAACGACAGGAACGAGTAGTTTGTTGGCAGTACATCCAGCGGGGTTGAAGGTTGAGACTGATAAGCTGATACCGCTGACTCAGAGAGCGGCGACTAACGGTGTTGCCACATTAGATAGCGCTGGTAATCTTGCTCAAATGCCATATGTAATAGGAACCTATACGGGAAATGATGCAACATCAAGGCTTATAGTCCTTGGATTTCAGCCCTCAGCGGTCTTAGTCACAGATGCAACTGGAAGGACTACCGCCGCTACTCAAACATTCGGAGGATTAGCACTACCTTCATATCCGTCAAAGAATAGTGCTGGTGCAGCGGCTGTCACGGTAGAGACAACAGGATTTACCGTCTATGATAATAACACGACGCTTTTTACCAACACTAGTGTCACAGACCTCAACCCATATAGGTATATAGCATTCAAATAAAAAGGGGTGGATGATACATTGATTGTGCGTGAAAATAAACGATACGAGACACTAGGCCTATACCCTGACAGTGATTGGTACACTGAGGGAAACTACGTTGTCAATGAAACTACCGAAAATGGGAAACTGATAGCCTCTAAAATAATTGAACATTGTCCTTATTTTGATTTTGTGTTAGATGGAAATGGAAACCTGATCGACATTGCACCAACAGAAAGATCACCCGAACCACCTTCTGAACCAACCCAAGACGATTATATGCTCGACTTAGATTTCCGACTCTCAATGATTGAATTAGGAATATAGGAGGAATACAAGATGACGTATATTTATTGTAAAAAAGTAATTTTAAATGGGGCTTATGGCACAAAAGAGGAAATGATGATCAAGCTTGACGTATTCCTACTTAACAATAGAATCACACAGGACCAGTACAACGAGTTAGTCGCATTACTTCCTGTATAACAGAATAACAACAACACAACAAGAGGGGATAAAACCCCTCTTTCCTTACGAAAGGAGCTGATTCAATGGCAGCCTATAATGAAAATCCCGCAGGGGATGCAAACGCCAATTCAGAAAAATTACTCAGGGCAAGAGGCATGACCTCTACAGGGGTATCGACAAGTCCTGACAATATGATGAATTATGCCACTGGTGGAATGTATGCATTACCGAAATCGAGCGGAAGCTCGAGGGTCTCTAGCGCAAAATCTTTAGGCAGTGCATCTTCATCCCAATACACAGACCAGCTAACAGCACTTAAAAATGCACAAATGACAAGAGATATGGCAGGACTCGACAAGCAAAAGAACGCTTCTCTTTCTAACCTCTCAGCAGAAAAAGCAACGATAGAACCTGCATACCAAAAAGAGAAGATGCAAGCAGGGGTAACGGCAAAGCAAACTGAGCGAAGTTTTAGCGAATATATGGCGCAGCGTGGTGGCGGGGCGGGGGCGAGTGGGATCGGCGGGCAGGGTGAGTTGCTGAATAATGTTGCTTATCAGAGACAATATGGCGAGTTGGGGCAAGCCGAGGCGAGTGCAATCTCTGATAACGCGCGAAGGGTAACGGACACGAATAATGCGTATGAGAGTGATAAGGTCGGAGCGGAAGCTGGCATTCAGGCTCAGTATTTGCAAGCATATATAAACCAGCTCAACGCTGACCGTAGCTTTAATCAGAGCACTGATCAGTTTAACAAAAACTTTGGTCTATCGGAAGCTGGACTCTCCGGAAATTACAATGGCGCGAGAACTATGGCTGGCCAAACGTCTGACGCTAACATAGCACAATCCACAGCAAGCACAGCACTTTCCAATGCTCAACTTAAAGAAATGACAGATCCGAACAGCACAACGAACCAAATGTCTAAGATTGGGTTAGATACGGCGAGGTTAAATTATAGCGCCTTGCCTGATCAATTAAAGGCACAAGCACAACAGATCGCACAGAGTTTGCAATCGGGAGCAATTAGCATTCAGACCGCGCAGCTACAATTGGATTATCTGCCAAAACAGTTAGAATTGAGTTATGCCCAGGCTACGCAATCCTTGGCATCTTCGCAAGCTAGCGCGGCCAGGGCAGCAAGTGGCGGGACATCTAGGTCTAGTGGAAGCAGTGGTGGAAGTAGTGGTTCTAAGGCGATAACGCAATCATCAAATCAAGGAAGAACAAATACAGATGATGCGCTTTTGGAAATAGATAATCAATTACAATCAGGCACAAGCCCGGGAAATGTGGCATATAGCATAGAGCAACAGCGAGAAGCACTCACAAAACAAGGAGTCAATGTTAATACGCTGATTAAGCATGTTTGGGCCGGGCTTGAGACAACTCCTGGCGAATTGTAAGGAGTGGTGTAAATGGCTAAATTCAATTTTGGGCAGGTAAATGGGAAGAAGTTTGAACCTACTTCGTGGGTAGCTGATGAAAACGCATGGAAGGGAACGGATATAACCCCTATGGCTGACCCTCAACCTCTGCCGGCGGCAAATTCAACATGGGATCAAATTAAGAAGTTCGACTTCAAGGGAATAGCAAACGACATAGCGCCCGGTGGTTTTCTCCACGACACCGGGATAGGGTTATCGCATTGGCTAGCTGAGCACGGAACAGGGCAACAAAATAGGGGTATGGCAAACACCTTCGCGGATAAGCCTGGCGCGTTGCAACCCTTCTTCCAACAGCAACAAGCAAATCAAAATAAAGAAGATAGCTATTTAAAAGCAAACCCTGTTAATTCAATCGCTGGTCAGTTTGGGCAACAACTCCCAACCCTTCCATTGTGGGCAATGGGTGAAGGGGCAGTCGGTCTTATGGGCAAAGGTCTAACTAAATCTTTCCCTTCCCTCCTTCCTATGGCCGAAAAGGCAGGAAATCTATTGCCGGGGTTCATAAAGGGTGGATTAAAAGATGCTGCCACATATGCCTCAGTAGTAGCCCCTACTGAAAATATTCAGCAAGGAGGGAACCTGCAATCTCTTCTTGATAAGGAAAGACAGATCCCCGGCGTATTTCTCGGAGGAGCAGGACTAAGGGGGGTCGGCGCATTAGGCGGCAAGGGTATAAACGCGGCTAAGAGCGTGTTTAGTCCTCGTGGTGTACCATCATCACCGATTAGACAAACACCCCTTGATATGGCACCTGTGAGACCTATGGAACCCATTGCAACAACACCGCAACAAGTCAACAACCCGGCTATGGGTGGTCCATTGAACAGGTTTGAAGTCCGGGCTGATACGAGGAACCCAGGGACAGCAATACCAGGGAGTTCTCCAAGTCCTGTAAATCCTATGAGCGAATTGCCTAGGCAGCAGGGAATAACAACACCACAGCAACCCAACATAAGGGGGGCGAAGGTAGTCAACGAAAGACAGTTCGCCCAAAACGTGCGCGATAGTCAAGTCGCACCTGAAAACGTAAAGCAGAACACTTTAGATAATCAAATGACCTATGAGCCGATAACGAATAAAGAAACTCTCAATAAGGCGAATGCGATAGTTAGTTCTGACTCAGTTAAAGCGAGAGAGCTATTTGATGCTCCATCAAAAGGGATTAGTGCCGATGATGTGGCATTAGGGGAATCCTTAAT